AGATAAAAATAACTAATGCCGCCCACCGCTACGCTATTGTGTCTAATGCTTTGAACCTTGGCTTCACAGGTATAGGCATTGACGATGATTTTGTACACGTGGACACTAGGGGTACGACTCCAGTGATTTGGTTGTACTAATGCTTCATACAAAACACATTACGTTATCAGACGCTACTGAGCAGACACTGTTTACTATACCGACGGGCTACACGATACATATTGTGTATATCTTTATTGCTAACCACGGTGGCAGTACAAACCAAGTAAGCCTTTGGTGGGAGACAGGTGGTGTAGACCAGATGTACTTCTTTGACGATACTAGCATTGGTGCAGGCAACAAAGAAATCATAGGTGGTCAAAACGACAACGGTATTTTTGTACTGCATAACGGAGACGTTGTAAAAACTCAAGCGTCTTCAGCAACAGGGCAGATGGAAGTAGCAGTTACCTTCCAGCTACTAGAAAGATCAGCAGCGTTTAATAACTTCAATGGATCTTAATATAGAACTACTGCCTTGGCAACAGGAAGTCTGGGCAGACGACACACGTTTTAAAATAGTAGCTGCTGGGCGACGTACAGGTAAGTCTAGGTTAGCAGCATGGATGTTAATTGTTAACGCACTACAGGCAGATAGAGGACATGTATTTTACGTCGCACCTACTCAGGGACAAGCCAGAGACATCATGTGGCAAACCTTGCTTGAACTGGGGCATCCTGTTATCAGCGGTAGTCACATTAATAATCTGCAAATTAAGCTTGTCAACGGTGCTACAATTAGTCTAAAGGGTGCAGACAGACCAGAGACAATGCGAGGTGTCAGCCTTAAGTTCCTAGTAATGGACGAGTACGCTGACATGAAACCTGAGGTATTTGAGCAGATCCTGAGACCTGCTTTGGCTGACCAAAAGGGCTGTGCGATGTTCATAGGGACACCTATGGGCAGAAACCACTTCTACGAACTTTATAAATATGCGGAGTTAAGTAATGATTCGACGTACGCTGCATACCACTTTACTTCTTACGACAATCCATTGTTGGACCCGGACGAAATTGATGTTGCTAAACGCTCTATGTCGTCTTATGCGTTTCGCCAAGAGTTTATGGCGTCTTTTGAAGCGCGTGGGTCAGAAATGTTTAAGGAAGACTGGGTACAGTTTAGTGAAGATAAACCCGAAGTAGGAGATTACTACATTGCCGTTGACTTGGCAGGTTTTGAAGAAGTCAACAAAAAGAAGACTAAGAATTCCAAGCTTGACGACACAGCGATCGCCGTGGTTAAGGTCAATGAGCATGGTTGGTATGTTGACAATATCATACACGGTAGATGGAGTCTTGACGAAACAGCAGCTAAGATATTTCAGGCCGTTAGAGATTACCGTCCCGTATCGGTGGGAATCGAAAGAGGTATTGCTAAACAAGCCGTCATGTCACCTCTGATGGATCTACAGAAGCGGTACGGAACATTCTTTAGAGTAGAAGAGTTGACACACGGTAACAAAAAGAAAACCGACAGAGTAATGTGGGCGCTACAGGGGCGCTTTGAAAATGGGTACATTACGCTGAACAAAGGAGAGTGGAACTCTAGATTCCTAGACCAACTCTTTCAGTTTCCTGACCCTTTGACCCATGACGACTTAGTGGACGCTTTAGCGTACATTGACCAATTGGCAAAAGTAGCGTACGACTACGACTACGAAATAGAAGACCATGATATTTTAGACGTGGTAGCAGGATACTAATATGACTGACTTATATGAACAAGACCCACTTATGGTTGAAGAAACGATTGAAGATTGGGTTATTACCAAGTGTGAAGATTGGAGGGACTACTACGAAAGTAATTATGAAGCAAGATTTGAAGAATATTATAGACTATGGCGTGGTATATGGGACCCTGCTGACAGTGAGCGTAGGTCTGAGCGTTCCCGTATTATTTCTCCTGCACTACAACAGGCAGTTGAGTCTAATGTAGCAGAACTAGAGGAAGCTACGTTTGGACGTGGTAAGTGGTTTGACGTAAGTGATAACTTTGGTGACAGTCAAAAAGAAGACGTGTTGTTCTTACGTAACAAACTTACGGAAGACTTTGAAAACTGCATGATTCGTAAATCAGTTGCAGAGTGTCTTATTAATGCTGCTGTGTTTGGTACAGGCATCGGTGAAATTGTTATTGAAGAAGTTAAAGAAATGGCTCCTGCTACTCAGCCCATTATGGACGGAGATTTGCAAGCAGTAGGAGTAAACGTTACAGATCGTGTCAAGGTTAAACTTAAGCCTGTACTACCTCAGAATTTTTTGATTGACCCTGTAGCAACCTCTGTAGAAGACGCTCTGGGTGTAGCTATTGATGAATTCGTAAGTCTACACCAAGTAGAATTACTACAAGAACAAGGTGTGTATCGTGACGTTTATGTTGGTCCTGCTGCTCCCGACACCGATCTTGAACCTGACCAAGATATTACTATTTACAATGACGACAAGGTAAGACTTACGAAGTACTATGGTTTAGTGCCACGAGAGCTTCTAGATTCGGCTCTGAGCGAAGAAGACGAAGAAGCAGTACCTGAGGAAGGGTTTAAGACAAAGTACGTAGAAGCTGTTGTAGTGGTCGCTAACGGAGGCATCCTCCTAAAGGCAGAAGCTAACCCTTACATGATGGAAGACCGTCCTGTTGTTGCATTCCCTTGGGACGTAGTGCCCGGACGCTTCTGGGGTCGTGGAGTCTGCGAAAAGGGGTATAACTCTCAGAAAGCTTTGGACACAGAGTTGCGAGCTAGAATTGACGCTCTTAGCCTCACTATTCACCCAATGATGGCTATTGACGCAACTAGGCTACCACGAGGGGCAAAACCTGAGGTACGCCCCGGTAAGATGATTTTAACCAACGGAGACCCTCGTGAAGTACTTCAGCCATTCAACTTTGGTCAGGTTAGTCAAATTACTTTTGCTCAGGCAGGAGCACTGCAGCAGATGGTACAACAAGCAACGGGAGCAGTGGACTCAGCAGGAATCGCTGGTAGTGTTAACGGCGAGGCTACTGCCGCTGGCATTAGTATGTCTCTTGGCGCTATTATTAAACGTCACAAGCGCACCCTGATTAACTTCCAGCAGTCCTTCTTAATTCCGTTTGTTAAAAAAGCAGCGCATCGGTACATGCAGTTTGACCCTGAGTCGTACCCTGTGGCTGATTACAAGTTCAACGCAAGCAGTACACTAGGCATTATTGCTAGGGAGTACGAAGTTACTCAGCTTGTACAGTTGCTACAAACAATGGGCAAAGACTCACCGTTGTACAACACACTTATCCAGTCTGTTGTAGACAACATGAACTTGTCTAATCGTGAAGAACTTCTTGCAGCCCTTGCTCAAGCTTCACAACCTAATCCACAGCAACAACAAATGGCTCAGGCAGCACAACAAGCACAGATGGCATTCCAGCAGTCACAAACTGCAGCATTGTCTGCTCAGGCTCAAGAGTCACAAGCTAGGGCTGCTAAGCTGGCTGCAGAGGCTCAAGCAGTACCTCAGGAGCTTGAGATTGACAAGATTAACGCTATTACCCGAAACCTCAAAGAAGGTGACGCAGAAGATAAAGAGTTTGAACGCCGTATGAAAGTGGCTGAAACTCTCCTTAAAGAAAAACAAATAGAAGGTAAAACTAATGTTAACGGACCACGAACTACGCCTGCTGCTGCAGAAAGTCAACCAAGAATTCAACAACCAATGGGAGCGCCTAGACCGTTTGGAACGCCAACTGGAGGAACTCAGTAATGCCAAAGTCCAAGGACCCAAAACTAGCACGAGCGGGCGTAAGCGGGTACAACAAACCAAAGCGAACGCCTAGTCACCCGACTAAGAAGTTTGTAGTAGTAGCCAAAGAAGGTGACAAGACAAAGACCATACGCTTTGGTGACGCTAAGATGACTATTAAGAAAGACCAGCCTGCACGTCGTAAGTCGTTCAGAGCACGTCACAAGTGTGATACTAACCCACCTAGTAAACTAACGGCACGATACTGGTCGTGTAAGAAGTGGTAAAACAGCCGTGAGGCTAAAGCACGTCGTGATGACGTTAGGAGAACACAATGCGAACACTATTAGTAGCAGTAATGCTGCTGTCGTTACAGGCATTAGCAGACACTAAGATTCTCATAGAAAAAGCAGATCAGCAGTACGTAGTTATACCAAACTGCAACGT